AGTCCACCAGACATATCATAAATATCAATTCTGTCTTCTCTTAACAAAGTGGCAAGCTCAGTATAGATAGTTTCTTTGTATTGTTTATTAAATGTTTTTTCTACAATTGGAATTCTCATGTTTTTCAATTTAATAACAGAAGATTGAGAGTTCCATTGGTCAATACTTACTTGCTTAAATCTAAACTTTTGATGGAGATAAAGAATGTAATCTTCCACTTCTGTTTCTGAAACTGGTTGATTTTTTGTTTTAGGATTCCAGAAATGGACATGGTCAATAACAACTCTTCTTAAAGGTTTTCCATCTTGACCATTAGTTCCATACATTATTTCACAATGACCAACTGCTAAAGCATAATAGTCTGAAGTTCTTGCAGGGTCTATATGGCAAAAATAATCATAACAACTATGACCAAGTTCTAGTCTTTTAACCATATTAGAAGAAGAAAACATTCTATTGATCGAATCTTCTGTAAACATTGGATCAGAAGATGATGCGCCAAACTCAGCCCCATATTGCATTTGATATTCAGTACCATTCTTAAGTTTTTCTGACTCAAGAAAGTCTCTATCGATATTAGGGTTAACAAGCCAAGTTGGACCTCTCATTACAAGAGTTGATGGGTCTTCTAGTCTATTTTCGTGTAGGTCATAAAGTAAACCGATTGGACCTTTAGGGTTGGAAAGCATCATCATCTTGCCATCACGGCCAAATGTTGCAAGAGATGGCTTTAGGTCGTTATATAAATCGTAGTCAAGGCCAGAATCAGGATTGTCACCAGCCATTGCAGCAATTTCGTCCATGATTACACACCAACAAGTAAGACCAACAAGACCCGAAGCACTACTTGAACCGCATTTAAGTACTAATGAACCTGAGAATAAGTTAAGTCCTACAGTTTCTCTTCTTTCATTTTCTTTACGGTCATTTTCAGTAAAAAACCGCATCTCTAATTCAGTATCTTTTCCAATATATGGTTGAAAGAATGGAGAAGCTAAGACTGTCTGTTTGATTTTAGCGAAGATAGCATTTTTAGCTTGTTCTTCATTTCTAGCAACATTTAAAAGATATATAGAGTCAAATTCCATCAAACCATATCTAGCTTGAGGATGACCCATGCAAATCAGTCTATAAAGTTCATACAAGGCAATGGTAGACACTAGGAATGATTTTCCAGAACGTCTACCAAGTACTAAAACAAGTTCTTGAAATTTAAACCTTTTGGTACATTTATCTAGAATTTGCGCCCTTAATTTTGGGTCAAATTCTTCTGATTCAAACAAATCCATTTCTGTTTGAAAGTTATCAATAAATGGCCTTTCTTCAAGTTCTTCTACTTTTCTTAAAGAGTCAGGGTTTGTAGCATTATTTTTTTCATTTTCATATCGTTCTTTTACGATATCTTGGTCCATACGGCTACAAGTTAAGCATGGAGAGTTAATCACTGAAAACGAAGCTTTATATGGTCGATTTTGCCTTGACATTTCAATCGACTTTTCTTCATTTTTCTTTACAAATTCCCATACACATCCATTACATCCAACTCTTTCTTTTTGCGGGATATCTTGGATAACTAAATCTGTGTTGCCTTCTTGACCCATGTAGAAGCATTTAAGAATAAGTCTTTGTAAAGGGTATGGTTTAAGATTACAGAAATAAGGATGTTCGATGAATTTTACAATATCAACAATTTGGTCTGGGTTGAATCTTGTTTTCTCAGGTTGTAATGGAGGGGCAACTTCAGCTCTTACGTTAGGTACAATTTCATCAGCAAATTCTTCAGCATATTCAGACTCTTTGAATTTTTCTTGTGCTTGATTTGCTTGTTGGATAAGCTGCGATCTAATTTCAGCTTGTGTTAATGTAGCTTTTGAAGCATTTTTTCTCATTAGTTATCTTGCTTAAGCTTGTCTCTCAAACTCTTCATTTGATCTCTGACTAGCTTTTTGTCATACTCACTGTTAAATTTTTCGTGCAAATCCCATAAAATATCAAAAATATTAAAAGCAAAAACGCCTTGATTATCTCTCCTGTCTTTCAGGTCCATAATCTTGCCAATAAGTTTTTCAACCATTGCAGCACGTTTTAATTTCAAGTCATTACTTTTAGAACAATCCATACCACGAATATCATCAAGTTCAACCATTAAAGCTGTTAGGGCAAGTTGGTTTTCTCTAAATATCCAAGGAGCAATTAATTCTTCTCTTTGCTCATAATTCTTTAAACCAGATGTAACAAGTTTCTTAAAGTCACAATGGCTGTCCATATGAGTGGAAACTTGTGACCAGTTAAGCTTTGCATGATAATGACGTTCAAAAAACTTGATAACCGATTGAGATTTTTTACCACTTTCAAGAAAAACGTGTTCAGCTAAATTTCTTAATGGTGAAGAACAAATTGCACACCTAGCTTCAAAAAACTGAGGATATTGTAAGTCCATCATTGAGTCATGAGGCAAAGGAATTATAGGGTCATCTGTCTCTTTTAAATCTTTAAAATACCTTAAAGCCTCTGCTGGAAGGTTTTCTTTTGCTGGAATTATTGCATTAACCACTGTGTTGTTTTCTTCTGCCATTTGTTAACCTTATAAAAGAAAACTAAACCCGTCGAAATCGACGGGTTTAGAAATAATTAGGTTGGAGAGATATTAGGAGTTCAAAGCTCTCTTGAGTCTTTCATATGGTGAAATAGAATTTACTGCAGAAACCATATATTCGTCTGCTAATCCAAATGTTGCATAATTGCCTTGGGTAAACTTTTCAGAAGTGGATGTGCCAGAGGTTAAATCAACTGTGGCTTCACCCTTTCTCATAGCAACTTTATAAACTTGCTTGTTCTTGTCAGCTGTTACAATATTGCTTTTTTCTTTCTCAGCAACCAATACTGAATTTAATAAAGCCTCTTCTACCCAAGGCTTAAGCTCAGTGTGCAATGCTGCTTTAGCATTTGAACTTGTCTTTGCAAGTTCGGCTAATCTAACCCAGGAATCGAATTGTCTATTGTCAATCTTAACAACAGCATATGGGCCTGAGCAAAGTTTCTTAGTAAATTCTCTAGCACTTAGTTTTTCCAAGTTTCTTTCAATTGTAGGAGCACAATCAGCATACTTGGTTGGAACTACAGCAACTTCAACTTTCTTAGCCACAGGAGTTTCAACAGCATCAAAAAGCTTAGAAGCAACTCTGGTGCAAAGTTCAATGTCAAAGTTTTCTACAGCTAAAAGCTCAATAACATCATTCTTTCCAAATCCGCTATCTTTAAGTCTAGAGGCCATACGACTTGCAACTAATAAGGCACCATCTTGGCTTTGCTTTAATTCGTTGCGCCAGTTATAAATGAATTCATCGTTGTTTTTATTTTCCAACATCTTTCTCCCAATTTAAATAAATCACCCTAACATGGAAAAAGCTCTCTAGTTAAATTTGAGAGCTTTTTGTGAGAACATAATGATATATTGCAAAAAAGTAATCGAAATTATTCCATGCATTATATAGGATCTTCAATAATTCCTCTTAATGTTGTCAATGCTCTGTCAAGTCTTTTTGAAAATGAAGCTTGAGTGATGCCAATTTTTTGTGCTGCCTCTTCTTGGCTCAACTCTTCAAAGAAATACAACTCAACTGCTTCCCTCTGCTTTTCGTTGAGTTTTTCTAAAGCACTCCCTATCATAATCTCATTGAGTATTTTGTCAAAGGGGTCATAACTACTATGAACATCTTCGTAATCTCTTTCTTCGAATTTAGATAAGAATATTGATTTAAAGTGAGCTAATAGTGCATGGTCAATTCTAGTTGATAAATAATAAGAAAAATAACTTAAATCTTTGTCATATTTTTCTACTAGAATTTTTAAAACAAAGAGAGATTCATTATTTAAATCATCTCTATGTGAGTACAATGCTTTTTCTTTATTACAACATCTTCTTATTGCTGATAAAATAAGTGGTTTATAAAATGCAAACAACTCATGAAGATGTTTGTTTTGACCAGCTTTAATATTGTCAACTAAGGAATTTATATATACGTAGTGTTCATCAATCATTTAATAAATATTATACGACATAGGCGAATACAACCTATCTTTTGATAAACATAAAGCTAAATATGGGAACACTATTTTTTCAGATAAGCTGTTACGTAAATCTATAATCGCAGACAACACTGAATTGATTTTATTTGATATCTGCTCACTATTAACTTTAAGTTGCTGTTTGGTGATATCAAGTCTAACTGGGTTAATAGATTTTATGGGTATTTCCTTGACGATTTCTTCATAATTATCGTCTAGGTATTTCTTTATATATGGCTGCAATGAAATCTCTTCTAATATGGTTTTATTGTCATATATCTTTTGCTCTAATAATCCAGCAACGTCAAGATAGAAGAACAACTGAGAAAGAAAAATCATTAATATTGCTTGGTGACCGTGTGATTCATTTAAGGCATATAAACCTTTTAGAATCCCCTCAGTATTATCAGTCATACATTTTTCTATAAATGCAAATATATCTTTTTCTGATGAATAAAAATCTAACTTGTGAAGATCATCAACTGTTATTTTTTTGCAATCTAAATCTATAAGTTTGTTTAACTCATTGATTATAATTGGTAAATCATAAACTAAGACATCTTTCTTTGATGTACCAACTTTAACTTTGATGTTAACTGTAGGGGAGTTTTCATTAAGCCATTCTTGAGCAGCATAATCAATATGTACTTTATTACCCAATAGCCAATCATTAATAAAGTTTTGAAATCTAGAGCTGTATTTGTTTACTTCAATGTGACTGTAATGCATAATTCTATTGAAAGCTTTAGCCTTAGAAGCAAATCCACTTCTACCATCAAGAGTGTCATTACAGCAATAAACCTGAAGACCATCTATAGTCAACTTGGAACTATTTAAAATATCATTTATAGTTTTAAGTTGTTCAGCATTAGGATTGTATAGTTTTACCACTCTCTTGCTGCCGAATAAATTAATACCCTGAAGAGTGTTTTGAAGTTTAGCTATTGAAGTAGTGGTGTCAAACTTCTCTTCTATGCAATCATCAAATAAAACGTAAATACGGGAGATAAAATCATCCCCCGTATAAACATAGACTTTTTGCCAATTAGATTCAAGATTCGGATTCGTCTTCTTCATTTTCTTTAGCAACAATCGGTAACAAAATATGCTTAAAATTGCCTTCTGAGATACACAATCCAGGTTTATCTTCTGCAATAACCTTAAGAGAAAAATCAAGTTCTTCTCCTTCGATTTTGTTAATAACTTCAGTAAGGTCTTTATATAGCACTTGAACTATACCATCTCCAGAAGAACTTTTCACAGCCATTTTGTTTTGAAGAGTACCACGGTCTTTATCAGACGCAGTAAAAATTAGTTCATTATTCTTTAACTGAATGTTGATAAAT